AGTGACTTGCTAATTGCCTCTACAGGTGAAGCGAGTGGAAACATGAAGTTTTTCCAAGATTACACTTTGGGTGATTGGGGCGGTTTAACTGCAACAGGTACAAACCCTACAGGTGATATTAGAATACAAGCAAGTGGTATGAGCGACCTTGACACATACTTTTTTATTATTGAAATGCGTAAATTATTTTAAGGTATAGACTATGACTGATAATGTCAAAAATACGCAAGTGTTAGTTAATACTGACCGTAAGTTAGTTATTAAATATAACGAAGTAGGTGGTTCTACTCCAGAGGCGAGCCATACGACCGTTTTAGTTGATATTAGTGCTTCCGCTTATAACAGTTCTGACGGTAAAACTATGACAGGTGTTGCTGTTGAGCGTGTATGGGCAGATTCATCTCCTGGAGCGTTGGACGCTTCAATAAGATGGGACGCCACTGTAGACATGTTAATTGCTTCAACAGGTGAATCTTCTGGTAACATGAAGTTTTTTCAAGATTATACGCTAGGTGATTGGGGCGGTTTAACTAAAACAGGCGCTAGTCCCACAGGTGACATTAATGTAACTACGTCAGGCGTGGGCACAGGCGAGCAGTTTTATTTTATCATTGAAATGAGGAAAACCTTTTAATGGCTTCTACTAAGAATGTGAAACGTACCCCTTCGGGTAAATTGACTTATCGTGGTGAGACTTTTAGTGGGTACAACAAGCCAAAACGCACCCCTAATGGACCTAAAAAGTCGGCTGTATTAGCTAAAAAAGGTGATCAAGTTAAATTAGTACGATTTGGTGATCCTAATATGTCAATTAAAAAAGACCAACCTGCTCGCAGGAAAAATTTTCGTGCTAGGCATAGATGTGATACAGCAAAAGATAAATTCAGTGCGCGTTACTGGAGCTGTAAGGCATGGTAGAAAAAAGAATTACAACTAAACAAATATTAGCTTTGCTAGAAAAACATGAAGCAGAATGTGCAATACGCATGGCTAATATTGAAAGTAAGTTTGAAAGTGGCTCTAAACGCTTTGCCCGTATTGAGATGCAGATTATAGGCATTTACGGTTTAATTATTGCAATGGATATATTGAATAGAGTTATTTAATGGCATTTTTACAATCTAACGTACCTTACTTCAAAGCGTGGGTTCGTAGAGAGTATACAAAAAACATGGAAGAATACCACGGTGAGTTTTTACACTGTATGGTAATCGCGGTAACTTCCATGCCTAACAGGACATTGAGTTTTCAAGTCATCTTCACAGGTTGCGAAACCGATGATAATGACGAGCCAAATGTTCATGGTGGTGCAATGTGGGCACGTCTGCCACTAACAGCGTTAGTTGGTGATACCCCATTAGAAAAGTGGCCAGAAGAACTGCCACCTTACTTAGCACAACCTTGGGATTGTATGTCTCACGAACACTCAGTTTATGTCCTCAACAGGGCTACACCAGCTCCTTGGATTGCTAAAGTAGATGGTGAATTTTACCCTGCTAAATATTACTTTACTGTAGATTATACAGGTAGTGAAATTGCAGATGATCCTGCACAGCACAAACAATCCCATGTGTTAGAGTTGTTAGATGCTGGTGACTACACAGGTAATATTGTTGCTTTACCTAATAATCGTGTGCGAGTAACACATCCAGCTTGGTTTGAAACAGGCGAAGGCGCACCAGATTTTAGACCAAATCAACGCATATATAATTCTAAGCAAGAAATAGAATATGTATGGGATAAGCACAGAGTATTTAACAATCTATATAATGAGGATTAAATCATGAAAAAGAAAAAAGGTATGAAAAATGGCGGTGCTATGATGAAAAAGAAGGGCATGGCTAATGGTGGTTACATGAAAAAGAAAGGTATGAAAAATGGCGGTGCCATGATGAAAAAGAAAGGTATGAAAAATGGCGGTGCCATGACTAAAAAAGGCATGGCTAATGGTGGTCTTGTTAGCAAAATGATCAAAGGTCCATACTCATAAGGTAAAGCCATGACCATAGAAACCACGGAGTTTACACCTGATGTAAACGATTACATTGATGAAGCTTTTTCTAGATGCGGTATTGAGGTCAGAACAGGCTATCAACTGAGAACTGCGATTAGATCAATTAATTTTATATTAGTTGATTGGGCTAATCGTGGTTTAAATAGGTGGACAATATCTACACGCACACAAACCTTAACAGCTAGTGATAGTAACTATAATTTAGATTCAGACGTTATAGATATATTGTCAATGGTGATAAGGACAGATAATGCAGATACATCTAAGCAGCTAGATACCACTATGGACAGAGTTAGCCGTAGTGAGTTTTTAAATATACCTAATAAGCTACAAACAGGTAAACCTAGTTTATATTATGTAGACAGAGGCACAACACAACCTATACTTAACATTTGGCCGACACCAGATAGTCAAACTACATATATATTAAGGTTTGACACATTAAATAGGATTGGTGAAATAGACCATACTACAGAAACACCAAGTATAAACTTTAGGTTTTATCAATGCTTAGCATCGGGGCTTGCTTATCAACTTGCTTTAAAATTTGCACCTGATAGGGTACAGATGTTAAAACAAGAGTACGAACAAGATTTTAAACGTGCAGCAGATGAAGATAAAGATCGTGCTAATTTAAGATTGATACCAAGCAGAGCATATAGCTATGTCTAGTTTTGCTGTAGGTAAAAAAGCGTTAGGTATTTGTGATAGGTGCGGTTTTAGGTACAAGTTGCTAGAGCTCAAAAAAGAGTGGAATGGTAGTAAAGTTTGTCGTTATTGTTTTGAGCCAAAAGCACCACAGCTAGAACCCTTACCACATGCTACAGATGCAGAGGCATTACATGAGCCTAGAGTAGATAGACAAGACGAAGGTGGTGTATTTGCTATAGGTATAAAAAATAGTGGTGAAGACCACACGAGCACTTTTAGTTTATTTGATAAAATAAGTGACACACCTAAAGTATCAGTTGGCAAAGTAACGGTGACAATATCATGACATGGACATACGCCAGCCTGACAACAGCTATACAAGATTACACAGAAGCAAACGAAACTAGCTTCAATAATCACATACCTGATTTTATCCGCATGGCAGAAGAACGATTGTTGAAAACAGTTCAACATTCTGTGTTTAAAAAACAAACAAACATTACAGTAACTTCTGGCACATCTAATAAGTTAGAGTTTCCTACAGATTTTTTAGCACCTTTGAACTTTTATTTAACTCAAACAATTAACAGTAGTACAAGCGAAGTATCATTAGAACAAAAAGATTTAGCTTTTGTATTAGAAAACGCTAAAAACCAAAGCGATAATGGTGCACCTAAATATTACGCTATTATAAGTTCTACAGAAACAGATACAGACTCTAATTTTCCAGTAACAGAAGTTAGAATTTCTCCTAAAGCTAACGAAACTTATACTGGTAAATTAGTCTATTTGTATAGACCAACAAGTTTAGTAGATACTTCTGCCACTGCCGATTACGCAGGCACAGGCACAACAGGCACTACGTGGCTTTCTACTAACGCTCCTAGGGCTATGTTATATGGTAGTTTAGTGGAAGCGTACATATATCTCAAAGGCGAGACAGACATACTTACGTTTTATGAAAAACAGTTTCAAGAAGCATTAGTATCACTTAAAAATTTAGGTGAGGCTAAAGAAACACAAGATGAGTTTAGGCAAGGACAAATTACAAGGCAGAAACAATAAATGGCTTTTGACGGTAATTTTATATGCGATTCTTTTAAAAATGAACTTTTAAAAGGTGAGCATCAGTTTGGCTCTAACGCTTTTCAAATAGCATTGTTTACAAGCGATGCTGTTGGCACAAGCTATGGTGGTAGCACCACAAGAGTAGATAATACCATTACAGCATATGCCACAACAAACGAGGTAAGCACAACACAAAGCGATGGTGCAACGGCCTCTGGTTATACAGCAGGTGGTCAAGCTTTGGCATTGGCTAGTAGCACACCTAAATTAGATGGCTCTACTGCTATTATTGATTTTGATGATGAAGAATTTACTAGCTCTACATTTACTGCTAGAGGTGCCATAATCTACAATGCTTCTAGTTCAAACAAAGCAGTAGCGGTGTTAGATTTTGGTGAGGATAAAATAGTAACAGGTGGCACATTTACTGTTGTATTTCCAGCCCCTGACTCTGCTAACGCGATTATAAGGATTGGATAATGGGTAGCACATTTACTGGAAACTTGGGTTTAGAAAAAATAGGCACAGGTGAGCAAAGTGGCACTTGGGGAACAACTACAAACCTAAATCTAGATATATTAGATTTAGCCCTTTGTGGTCAGGTTACAGTGACAACCTCTGCAGTAGGCAGTGGTAGCCCACTTACATTAGATTTAACAAAAGCCAGTGCTGCAGAAGCAGAAAACGGAAACAATTTATTTATAGAAATAGATAGCGGTAGTGATTTAGGTGCGGCTTCTTTTGTGACTTTAGAAACTAATAGCATGAAGAAAATATGCTATGTAAAAAATAGTTTACAAGGTGGTCAAACGCTTGTTTTATTTCAAGGCACATATAACTCAAGTAATGATTTAGAAATACCAAATGGTGCAACCGCGCTTGTAAGGTTTGATGGTGGCGGTGCTAGTGCTGTAGTAACAAATATATTTGAAAATGAAACAAGAACAGGTCAATTTACTATAGACAACATTAACCTTAACGGTAATGCTATTACAGCTATAGATACAGATGGCGATGTTGATTTAGTGCCAAATGGCACAGGCGAAGTTAAAGTAGGAACAGGTTCTGCAGATGCAGAATTAACTTCTAGTGGCGCACATAATTTAATATTAAGCACTAACTCAAGCACTAATTCTGGTTTGATAACTATCACTGATGGTGCTAATGGCGCGATTACTATTGCGCCTAATGGCACAGGCCAAACAGATATTAGCAGAGCTAAGCTGACATCACCGTATACACCTGCTGTCGCTAAGACAGATGATTTTACTTTGGGTATAGCTACAGACACCTCACCCAACACAACGGGTATAGGTGCGATATGCTTAGTAACTAAAAGTAGCGCAGTTACATTAACCTTACCAGATGGTGGAGATACTTTTAGTAGTTATTACGGTGCTACGTGGACAATTATCAACACTGGCAGTAGTGATGGTCAAATAACTATATCTGTCCCCGCTGGCAATACCCTTACATGGGCTACAGGTGGTAGTCTTGTAACTGTAACAGGAGCAAACACTACCAGAAAAATCAACATAGGTGGGGTAGCTACCATTATAGCTAGCTCATCTGACGCTTATCACATTGTGGGCAGCGGTATTGAATAATGGGTATTTTGGTTGGCAACCAGATGCCAGAAGCCATAATTAATGTAGGCACAGCGCCTACTAAGGGAGCTACAAATTATGGTTACTTTATGAACTCATATGGTGCTATATATGAGTCAGGATCTAACCAGACAAACTCTGGTGGTTTTGCTAGTGATTTTAAAAAAGAATTATTCCTACCTAATTATCAATCAGATACTTTTGTAAGCTATTTATACGGAGCTGTAAGTCAAGTTAGCGGTAGTTCAAACCTTTTCTATTTAAGTATTTTAAGTAACAATACAACTTTATATGATAACCGTGAAAGTTTTACACAACTTGACGGAAGTGCAGAGTTACCTTTTGCATCTGTGTGTATAGACGGAACAATGTACAAAATAGCAGACTCAACTAGCAGATCAGTTACCTCACAAGCATTGTTTACAAGCGATGCGAGTTACTACGCATATCAAACTATTTGGAGTGCTAGTGGTAATACTATAGGTACAACAACAGACATAAAGAAAGAAATACAATTTAAGGGGTAGGTATGTCTTATACAGGTGCATTATTAACAGATATAAGTGGAATAACAACAGAAGAATGGGATAGGTTGTATGCAGACTCATTAGAATCAATGAACGCAGGTAGTACACCTTGGCATGCTTATATTGCAGACCAAAGCCCAGAAAGCAAAAAGAACTTTATGTGGGGGGCAGTGCAGTTTGCGCTTACACAACCTAATTCTTTTTGCTTTACAACTAAACTAGATGATCACATGATACAACTTGCGTTGGGTACAAAAGAAGGCACAGAAGCTAATTTATATTTTGCTTTGTATGGTAGAAACAAAGCAGGTTCTAAATCTTGGGTACATGATCCCAACTGGCATGCTCACAGCAAAGAGTTTTTTGAAGCTAACAATGCTAAAACTTTAAAAGCTGAGTCTGTCAAAAATGGTCCTATGGATACTTTTATAAATAATCATGCACTAACACAATATGAAGATTTTTCAGCAACAAACGAGATGGTCACTGCACTTGGTCCAAATGGTGAGGCTCAGTTACGCAAAGTATCTTCTAAGCTTACTTAGTTTATTTTTAGCTATAAGTGTATATGCACAGGATACAGACAGTGGTAATACAAGCTCGCAAACTGGTGATTTAAATACAAACCAGCAAGGCGCTACAGTAGACAGTAACAACAACACGACTACTAACACTAATCAGTACAATGGTGCTGGCAGTGCGAGTGAGATACCAGTGGCTAGTGCAGTAGCACCCAGTATGATGTCAGGAGGTAATGATAGTTGTTTGAAGTCTACAACTGGTGGTGTTTCTAGTTTACACTTTGGTTTAAGCAGTGGTAACTATGTACAAGACGAGGAGTGTAATAGACGTAAAGATGCTCAAATGTTGTTCACTTTGAACATGAAGATTGCAGCTATCACTAGAATGTGCCAAAGTGATGATGTTTGGTTGAGCATGTTTGAAAGTGGAACACCATGTCCCCTCATAGTAGGAGGCAAGGTGGTTGCAGGTAAAAATGCTTATCTATTGATGAAGCGAAAACCTGATTTGTTTGTTGTAGGATATGAAGATAATAAAGAATATTTTGATGTGGCACTAGGTATAAACGGTGATACAAGTAATGAAAGTAAAGAAGATGTTAGTGGCAAGTCTATTAGTGAGCGGTTCCGCACAACTAAGTGGTGACACTGGCGTTTATTATCCTCAAGCGATCACATTTGGAGCTTTGATAGACCCAAATATAAACCCTTTACGCCCCGCAGGTGAGTTTGTAGAGATTCAAGAGCTTATCAACACTGCCAACTATATTAATACCCAAGTTAGTGATGCAACAGCTAGTATTGTTGAGATGCAAATAGGCACACCTGCTAGTTCTAACAATATTGAAGGATTGACTGTTCCAGTAGCAGGACGCACAGATAGCCACAAAATTGATTTACTTGAGGTAGCGTATTACAACCAATCGATACTAGATACAGCAAACGCTAATTATTATTCAGCAGAACACTTACTGGTAGATAGTTATGAAGAAAATTTGGATGAGATGGAAGCAGCGATTGAAATCTTTACTGACGCAGCTACGGAAATATCAAAGGCAGAGCAAATTTATACTGAAGCTATTAACGCTCAAACTGAGGATGAACGTATTGACTTACAGAATTACATACGCGCAAATGATGTCCAGATTGACCAATCGACAGTACAAACCTTCAACCAGTCCCTTGATGTTATTGAGGATAAAGCTCAAGCGGCTACAGCGAGCTTATGGGCGAGCCAAGACTCAGCGACCCTTGCAATGATAAATCATGACGCTATAGCTACATTATCTAATATAACTAATTCTACGGTTGCGTATGATGCTTGGACTGATCAAATGACGATTACTTGGGACAATGCTACTGATACCGTGTTACAGGGTGTGTTTTTTAACAACGATGCTAATATAGGGTGGACACAAGCTACTACAGAGGTCTATGACGGGTTTTATGGTGACAGCCCCCCCGTTACAATTAATGAAATGTACAGTGCTTATAGCTATGGCTCTGGCGAAACCGTGGCCTCTATGGGGTCTGGCTACAATATAAATGCTAAATTGTATGACCCTGTGCAGTTAGTGCAAGATGTGCTTGATGTACAAAACGCTACGCCTACAACAGAATTTAACAATGAAAATGGTAACTTAGGTGGCTTGTAATGGCACTTGAAGATATTGAATTAGATGTTGGCGGGACTAAATTCAAGGGTATTTATATTGCTATTCTTATGTCTTTTGCTACAACTATTGGAGGTGGCATTTGGGCAGCGAGTGAGTTTGTAAGTAGAATAGATAATATAGAAGCTAATTTAGAAGCAACCATAGAATCAATACCAGATATTGAGCCATTAGAACTTGAACTAGCTAGTATACGCACAAAAATAGAGGATAATGATTTAGGGCATTTACAGGGCAAACTCGCTGAACTTTCTACCTTGTTAGATAATATAAAGTCTAGACAACAAGAGGTATTAACAGAGGCCGCAAGCTCATCAGCTACAGTAAACACTATGCAAAAAGATTGGATAGAAGTCCGTAACGAATATAGCAAGATGGCAGATATGATAAAAAAGTTTGAAGTAGATGTGCAAAATTTTAAAAAAGAAGTTGATGATCTTTGGAAAGGTTTAGATGCGGCAAGTAGCCCATTAGGATAGTTATGACATTAACAAAGCTTAAATTTAAAGGTGGCATAGATAGAGAAGTTACACAGTACTCGGCTGAAAATGGCTGGTATGATGGTGATAAGATACGCTTCCGTTTTGGTAATGTAGAAAAAATAGGTGGTTGGGTTAAAAGAACATTAGACGGTGAGTTTTTAAACAAAGCCAGAAAAATGATTGGTTGGGCTGATTTAAGCACAGAAAAACTATTAGTAATTGGTACGAGTAAAAAACTTTATT